GTCTCTACATCGATATCAAGACCAACCCCTTTTAATAACATAGGGCCTGTTAGGGCATCTATTCCACCAATTATAATAAAGTTTTTAAATACAGTGCTATCGGCAGCAAATTCGATACTTGCATCAGTTGCTGTTTTTATTGTGATTTTTGGTCTGTCCTCACCTTCGCCAATACCAAATATTTTTATACCATCAATATCAATATCAAGTTCACTGGCTGAAATAATATTTTCTGCATGGCCCGGTAATACAATTATAATATCACCTTGGTTTGCTGTGCATTTATCTTTAGCATCACCAATTGTTGCTACTGGGTGATTTATGTCTGTTCCTGCACTATATACCGAACCTGTGCCACTATGAACAAAATACATATTGCCTTTCATTGTTAATAATGTTTGAAAGGCTGCATCTAATTCTCTTTTTAAAATTGGATTATTAATGTGTAATTCTGGAAATGCCATTTTTATTCCTCCTTAATTAGTAGACAGGGTTAAACCCTGTCATTCGTTCCTAATCATATTATAAGGCTATTTAAGCCGATTTAAGATTTGTTATACTACCATGATACATTTCTGGCCCATAGTCAAGACCAATTTGTGTATAAATTTGGCCTTTATCAGATGCACCAATTTTTGCCAAAGGTTCATCAATAATTAATTTCCCATTTACAGGGCAAAAAATAACCCCAATAACTGACATGTCAACTATTGCAATTTCACCCACTGGCATATTTGGATCCCACATAATACCGATTTCACAGAAATTTGTAATTATTTTTTGAATGTTTACACCTCCAACATTTATACTTTCTGGAGCATATCCATAAACATCTGAAATTTTTGTTAATTGAAAAGCATTGCAAAGCAAAATCATATTGTCAAATTGTGCATTTGCTGACATTTCAATTAATAGTTCGTCAATTTTTGCCTTTGTTAAATAAGCCGCGCCGCCATCTACGGTGTTTGTATCAATTGCATCTAATATTCCAGCTGTTCCAGCAGCAACAGCCGGGCCAGTTGAATTTATATAAGTTCCATTTATAAAAGCATAATCAACATCACCAGCAATTTGTTTTAATGCAGCTGCTTTTTGAAATGTAAGTTCATTAGTTACCGGCTGATTTCCAGCACTTGACGTGCCGGTTGTTCCTGCACTAATAACTATTTCGTTATAAGTAGATTGTTTAGGATAACTTACTTCGTAACATTCTTGAAATATTTGACATGTATTCAAATCCTGAGTTCTAACTTTGGTTGATGCTGTTTGTGCGCCAACAGCAACAGCTTCTGAGATTGGCACATTGGTCGGCGTTACACTCCATGTTTGACCAGTACTAAATATAAATGATGCTGTTGTTTTTCCTGCATTTAATCCCCCAATTGCGCTAAAAAATGGAGATTTCTTTTTACCAATTTGATATAAAATACCTAGTTGGTTAAGATCGTCCCTATCTGTATATGCCATTTATAAATCATTCCTTCCTTATTCCAGTTTTTTAATTTGTTCTCCTATTGACAACATTTCTGTAAAATTACCAGCCTTTTCAGCTTCATTATATTTATTTATTAATTGTTGCTTAACTCCTCCACCAAGATTATTAGCACCCGGTGTAGTTCCTGGCTTTACATTTCCCCCTGTTTCAATAGTAGTAAACATTTGAGGGTATTTTTCTTTAATATTCTTAATATCAAAATTCTTTAAATTTTCGCCATCAATTTCAATTGACTCCAGGTCTAAAGTTTTTAATATTAAATCTTCATATACTGCACCCTCTTCTTTCAATTTCTTTGATAAAATAGATTTTTTTGTTATTCCCAATATTTCCTTATCTTTTAAACTAATATCAGTATTATACTTAGTTGTTAACGACTCGTATTTTGTTTTTAAATCTGCATTATCGTTTAAAAGTTTTTCAACATCAGTATTTTTACTTTCATAATCTGTTATTTTACCTTTTAATAATTTTACCTCTTCATTCTTGTTATTAAATTTTTCTACTGGAATATAAGATCCATCATTTAAAATAATTTTCTTATCTCCCAATTTCGGTAATACCTGGTTGTATAATTCTTCACCTAATAAAACTTTTAACCATTCCATAATTTTCAAATCTCCTTTTCTGAATTAGGTTTTTTAAGTGGTCACCCTCCACCATATCAGCACTTTTTTAAAGAAAGTATAACTCAAAAAAACTCTATATTTACGGCTACTAAAGTACATCGACAATGAATATCTTCTTTAGCAACACCGAAACCACCAGGATATTTGGTTTTATATTCGCCTGAATAGAAAAAACCATCTTTATCTGCTAACTGTCCATCAAGAGCGACATGTGTCGGTCTTGTCTTTCCGTCCTTTGTTGCCATCCAGCTTATATCAAATTTATTGCCCTCGGCTTTACTTCTATCAAATCCTTTTCTTGTTGATTCTTCCCTAATTCTGTGTGCTTCTGTCCATGCTATACGTAAAGCCCTTCTTTTATCTATTCCTATTGTTTTTGATATTTCGGATGCCATAACTTGATAAGAACGCCCTTTTGACATTCCAGCCTTAATAATTTTCATACAATCTTTTTTTATATTAGTAAAATTTATAACTAATCTTTTTGTTATTGTTTTTCCTGCCACTTTTCTATTTGTGATTAATTTTGCTAATTTTTGCGCCTCTTCCTTTATCTTATCTGTTTTTTTTATGTTAATCAATCCTTTTAAGTAGCTTTTATCACTTAAATTTTCTAAATCTTTTATCATTTTTGTTGATAATTTACCATAAGATTTATTAACAACTGTTTTTATTTCTCCTTCCAGGGCTTTTATTTTCTTTGATGGAGTCATTTTTTTATTTTCAAAACTAATTAAAATATTTTCTAAATCTAAAGATAGTTGATTATACAATTTAGTTATCTCAGCTTTAGTCATTCTCTAAAACCACCATTAATATATTTTCTTTTACAATCTTCTGAACATAAAGCCCTGTTTTTGTTATAAGAATTTATTGATGTAAATTCTTTTTGGCATATAAAACATGTATAATCATTTTCTTGTTTAACTTCAATCTCTGCTTCAGGTTTTATATAACTTTTATTTAGTTTTTTTAAAGTTTTAATATTTAAATATATATCAATAGCTAAAAATAATAATATTAAATAAGCCATTAAATAGAACCCTCCTTATTATCTGGATTATTCATATTTATAATATTTTCTTTGTTTTTAGTGTTATTAACATCTTCATCCTCATTATTTTCATCATCATATTGTGCATCTTCTATCTTTATTTGCTCTAATTCTTCATCAACATTCGTAACAAAAGGATGATTAGCAATATTTGTTTTTTTAGAGATAATACCATCACTTTTTGTAACTCCTTCTATAATTTCAGTCTCATTAAATATCATTTTTTTGTTAAAAATAAAGTTTAATTTCTCAATATTTTCTAAAGATTGATTTTTTATTTTTTTATAAATATTTATAAATTCATATAAACTATATAAGAATTTTTTAATTTCTTTTATACCTGCATCAGCTTTTAAATCTAAATTAGCATACCTTGACTTAATTACTACATTAGTTATATTTCCATCACCTAATTTTCTAGTATCTACAGCTTGTGCAAATTCGTAAATATTATCCCTAATTATATTTAAAAAACATTCTCTAGCTTCATATGGAATATCAATTTTTAAATAATCAACATCACCAACCGCGCTAACATCATCACAAGTTATAATTTTATATTTCTTTAATAATGCCCAAAATTCTTCCCAATCTTGCGCCCCTCTATCTTTTACTTTTAAAATAGCCTCCTGGAATAACTCAATATTATTTGCAAATCCAGATATCAGAACGTCATATAAATCAATATATTTCTTTATTACCTGCAAATCATATAAATCCTTACTATTATTTCTTAATGGAATAAAGGGAACAACCCCCCAACCAAAATTTTCAACTTTGGTTTCTTTTCCTAAAACTTTGAATAAATTAGTATTATAAAATATTGGATTTGTTTGAACATTTAAGTCGAAATTAAACTCCCCTTTTTCATCCTCCATATAGTATGATACTTTTTCTGTATCATATACCTCTACTTTATATCTATAAAATTCTTGATTATTTTCTACTACCATCATTTTGTAGTATCTAATAATTTCTTTTAATTCATCTTCAAACTCAGTATCATAAATTGCGATTATTTCAAGGCTATCTATAACTTTATATTTTAACTGTCCTGCTCTATTCATATATAAATACAACCATGAAATACCTTTTTTTCTAGTCTCTAAGTATAAATCATAAATAAAATCATTAACATCAATAATTTTATCATCTTTTAAATTTTCTATAACAATTTCTTTGCCTACACAATAAGATGTTATCTGGTCAACTATTTCTTTATAAAAGCCCGATGGTATCTTATGCTCCTTAAAAAGTGCATATGCCTTAGATATCTTTTCTATTATTTCGCTATTTTCAGCATCATAATAATTTTCACCATCAACTTTTTTTTTCTTTTCTTTGCTGTTAATATCGTAATTAATTAAATTTTGGATTATAGCCTCATTCGTAATATTTCCAGCTGCTTTAAGTCTTTCATAAGTTAAGCTAATTTGACTCATTTTAACTACCTCCCATTTGGAAAAAATTTTCTTTTACTATATTGCAGTGGTTCAGTTAAGTATCTAGCACAATCTATGGAATGGTCATCCCCATCCTCTAATTTAGACATAACATTACCATTTTTATCTATTTGATAATCTATATTCTCAAATTCTCTGGCAGCGTTAGGGCATCTAACTGGATCAATTACAATAGCTGTTAAATTATCCAGCCATTCCAATCCATGTTCTACACTGCCTGGTCCTTTTTTTGCTCCTCGACATTTTATTCCATAACTTTTTACATCATCAATACTTTTAGGGTCTTCGCTATCAGCTATTATCATAATATCATTATATCTGTTTGCAATTATCTTTTCTGCCAGAATTTTATTTGCAATTTTAACACCGTAAATTTCAGCAAAAATATAAAGGATGAACTTTGTTTTATTAAAGTGCGCTCTCAAAAAGCATAATGCACCGGCTTTATAACCCCAGTCAATTCCCTGATTAATATTATCAAACATCATTATTTCTTGATCTGTAATTGGTCTGAACTCTAAATTAGAAAATGGTACTATTCCGCCGCCTATTGCTTCACCGCCATAATTCCATCGCCATCTAGCCTCATTTTTTACCCTTACATTCTCAGCTTCTTCCAAAAAATCTTTAGATAAATGTGGATTTACAAAACTTGTTGAATGATTAATAATAGTATTTTCTGGTATACTATGGGAATTATAGAGTTTATTGCACCAGTGAGCTTTCCTTTTTGGTGGATTATAAGTAAATATTACTTTATATGTTAAACCATCGGGTAACTCTGCCCTTATGATACTATCAATTATGACTTTTACCTCTTCATAAGTCCTAAATTCAATTAACTCTTCTATCCATAATCGAGCGATTGGATAACTAGAAGTTTTAATTGACTTTATTTTATCTGGTTCCTGTCCTCCAATAAAAATAAATCTTTGCCCTGTTCTAATTCTTTTTATACTTGGCTTATCTCCACCTATGCATCTAAATTCATCTCTAACACCAAGATCATTAATAGCTTGAACTAATTCTTCATATACTGATGTTGATATTGTATTATGGTTTTTTCTCATTACAACAATATTAATGGGATATTTTAAAATGTCTTTTACAAATCTTCTGGCTGCACTTGTTGACTTTCCGGAACCTCTACCACCTTTTAAAATGCTAAATGTATGTTTTTCATAATCATTATTAAACCAGTCATTAAAATGCGGTACTAGTTCAATATTATCAAGATCATAAAATTCATCATCAAAAACGTCAACAATCTCTTCTTTTTTATCTGTTCTAATCCATCCACTATTTTTATCTTTAGAACAAAGGAAAAATTCTATTGCTCTAGTATCGGGAGGTATAAATTTTTTAACCCTCGATACTTTTGAGGTATCAACAAGACCTTTCGTTACTTCTGTTTTTATTTCTTCATACTCAAAACCAGCAATTTTTTTCAATAATGATTGTTTGGCAATTTCTACTAATTCCATTTCAGAGACTCTAAAACAGTCATTAAATTCCTTATATTTTTTTTTATATTGATAAAATACATTTTTTGAAATTTTTAATTTTATATAAATATCATGGTCTGTATATCCTTGAGCTGCCATTAATTTTATTTTATCTAAATAAGGTTTCACATGTGTTTCATACTTTTCTATTGCCACAACTTCACCCCATTTTTTTGGCTTTATTTCCTGTAAATGACTCATATCTTTTAATAATTACATCACAATATAAATTGTCTATTTCCATCATTAAGCATCTTCTTTCAGTTTGTTCGCATGATATCAAAGTCGACCCGGATCCTCCAAATAAATCTAAAACATAACCATCCTTATTCGATGAAATTAAAATTCTATTTGATATTAATTCTAATGGTTTCATTGTTGGATGAAGGTCGCCAGAATCTTTTCTACCATCTTCTTTTTTGCAGGTATAGTATTTTTTATATATCTCAGTAGGTTTTAAATTGTTATTCCAAATTTTATCTTTTGTTGAGAAATATAAAATATACTCCATATCTGGAAGGAAGGTTCCATTTGTCCAGGGTGTAGGATTTGTTTTGTTCCAGGTTAATAAATTAAAGTTATAATGTTTAAATAAGTTTAAATAATCCCTTATATTATCTTTAGAGGTAAATATATAAAAAGTATTTATATCTAATCCAACAAAATGACTAATATCACTAACTTTAAAGTCAATCAAATTTTCAATTCTTTTTTTCATATTTTTAGTTCGTTCTTTAAAACAGCCAGAACCGCCACTTCTCATTTTATATGGTGGATCCGTAAACATCATATCAATTATATTATCACCAATTAATTTATTAACCTGGTCAATGTTAAAACTATCTCCACACATTAATAAATGTTTTCCTAATTTGTAAGTATCTCCAGCCATAACGGTCGGTTCTTCTATTTTTTCTAATTCTTTATCAACGTCAAATTTTTCCTCTTTTTTCTCTTTAGTAATATTTTTATTTTTTAATACATTTTCTGCTTCAGCTAATAAATTATTAATTTCCTCAGTATCAAAGCCGATGGAATCATAATCATTATTTAAATCCTTCAATAGCTCAGTTAATTTGTTTTCATCCCATTGACCAGTAATTTTATTCATTGCTAAGTTTAATTTTTTCTCTTCCTTCTTGTTTAAATCTACCTTAATGCATCCGGCCATCGTATATCCAAGGTCTTTAATAACTGTTAATCTTTGATGCCCTGCTATAACTGTAAAATCTTTGTTTATAATAAATGGCTGTATTAATCCATACTTGATTATTGAATTTTTTATTTTTTCATATTCAGCATCCCCAACTTTTAAATTTTTTCTTGGATTGTACTTTGCTGGCTTTAATTTATCTATCTCAATATTAATAATATCCATATTGCAAAAACCTCCTTTTGTTTATAGTATACTATATTAAGGAGATGATAATAAAATGATTAAGCGATATATGATAAAAGAAAGTTTAAAAAATATAATGTTAAAAGGAAAATGGCAATATTTATATCAGTGTAGTTTTTTTGAAATAATTAAAACAATTACACCAATGGAGCTTAAATTAATTTGTAGACAAAAAAAAGGAACCAATTATTTAATAATTGAATCCACATGTTTTGATAAAAATAAAGCTGCTATCAATACTATGATAGTTGAATTTAATACTGCTTTATGTAAAGAGGGTATTAATTTTAAAAAAGTTACTTTGACTTTATAATAAAATCAATACAATCTAATTGCTTTAATAATTTGTCGTTAACTCGTGCCTTTTCATTAGTTATTTCTTTTAAGTATCTTAGTTCATCACTAAGATTACTAATTGCCATTTTTGCCGTTAATATTTCCATTTCAAGCTGTTTATCAAATTCTTTTGTCATTTCTGCAATTGTTTCATCTTTTAGATGAAGCGTAGAATGTAAAGAACTAATCATTTGTTCCATGTTTATATTCTGTTGGTTTTTCTGTTCCAGGGCTTGGCTTAATTTATTGATTGTACTATTAAAACTTTTTTCATATAATTTATTTTCTAAATTATCTTTTAAAATATTATAATTCTCTTTTAAATTTTTAAGTTCCTGGTCTCTTTCTTCCAATGTAGTATTTAAAGCCTTTATATTAACTTCTAAATTAAAAATATAATCCTCAACAGGAATCGGTGCCTCAATATCATCTTTTATACATTCATCATCATTATTATCTATATTATTTTTAAGTTCTGGCACTTCTTCCATAGTTATAATATCGGTTCTAATCTCTCCTAAATTAATATCTTTTTTCTCAAAAGGAACCGCCTGTACTACTTCATTGTTTTTGTTTTCTTCTGGAATCATATCAATCATTTTTATTTGTCTCCAATCATTAAACTAATTTCACAATCCTCAACTATTCTATATGCCTTTTCAAATACATCTTTCGGCGACATAGAAATATATGGTTTTTCTTCATTATTTCCTATTGGTGGATACACAACAATATAACATTCTATATTTTTATCATCTTCACCAATTACAGCATTTTCACCATATTTTATTTTTTTATACTTTTCTAAATTACTTAATCCAGCCTTGATAATTTTACAACCAACATAGTTTTTCATATTTTCTAAATTCATTTTTATTTGTCTCCTTTAATTTTTTTATTAATTCTATCTTTAAATTCATCCTCAATCATAATTTTAAATATTCTATTATCATAATGAGAAATCCCTGGGTTTTCTTTTCTTGCCTT